TGGATTGATTAGAGAAAATACTTTAGATTGTGCTATAAGTTTGGTACACGCATTGCATAGTGATAAGTGGCATAGAGAATATACTATAACTCAATGTTGGATTGATGATAATATAGAAGAAATAAAGAAAATGGAGATAAAAATAAAAAAGCAAAATAATAATATTAAAGAAATGTATACCGATATTTTAGTAACATATGAGGGTATATATGATACACACACCGATATACCAAAACTACAAGAATTTTTTAATCTTAAAAGTTTTTCATATATTTCGGAATATTTAAATCCAAAAATGCGTTATAGAAATCGTCCTAAAATAATAATTTAATTGAGATGATAAAATTTACAAAAAATGAATGCGAAAAAATAATAAATTTTTCAAATACAATTGAAAAAAAACATTCATCATATTATTTTAGTAATACGGATAAAATTAACTATTTTGTTTGGAACATTTATAGAAATGTAGATACGGAATGGATTTTTAATAAAATAGAATCATTTTTTACATACAAAACCGGTATTAAAATAAAAAAACCATTAGATATTTTACATATTCACAAATATAAAGAGGGAGATTATTTTAAAAAACATAAAGATAATTTGTATCCAACACAAATACATAATATAGGTGTTTGTTTAAATGATGACTATGTGGGTGGTGAATTTGTTTTATATGAACCAGATGAAGTTTTACCAAAAAAACAAGGTGAATTATATACATTTAGAAGTTTAAGATATCACGAAGTAAAAGAAATTACAAATGGTGAAAGGTGGAGTATTATATGTTTTTTACATATTGAAAATATTGAAATTAATAAAAATTTAATATGAAAATTGGGATAACAGGACATTCAGACGGAATTGGAAATGATATTTATTTGAATTTAATAAAAGAATACGATGTTGTGGGATTTAGTAGAAGTAATGGATTTAATATAAAAAATACAGATAAAATTATTGAGCAATTAGAAAATTGTGATGTTTTTATAAACAACGCTTACGAAAAAAATTACCAAAAAATACTATTTGAACTAATTTTTGATAAATGGAAATTTTTACCAAAAACAATAATTAATATGAATAGTAGTTGTGTATATCACTCATCCGATTGGTCACCTGAATATGCAGATAATAAAAAAGAATTAAAAGAAGTATCTTTAAATACCATTAGAAATCATAAAAACAAAAAAGTTAGAGTAATAAATTTATATCCATCTACACTATCATCTCATAAAGGGTTTGAAAAGTTAAACAAATTAGATACTGAAAATATTGCAAAAATAATAAATTGGTTAATAAAACAACCACAGGAAGTTGAAATTAGGGAAATAAGTATTTATTGTACCACATTAGAAAAAGAATTTAAAGTAGATAAATTAATATGAAACCATTAGAATATTGGACACCCGAAGGATTTGAAATTTCATCATTTAGAAACAATTTAAGCGAAAGAATTAATCAAAAATATAATGGTTCCGGTTCTGATAATACAGGATTATGTGATTATACATACAACGAATTAGGATTTAGGGGTGATAGTATAAAAAAAGAAGGATTTAAAGTAATGTCATTAGGTTGTTCAATTACGGAAGGAGTTGGTGTAAATGATAACAAAACATGGTCGCATCAATTGTGTAAATTAATCCCAAATGGAGTTGATTTAAATTTCGGATGTGGTGGTAGAAGCAATGATTATATCAGCCGTTGTTTGATGGCCTATTACGATTTAGTAAAGCCTGACTTAGTTTTAATTATGTATACCGAATCGCATAGGCGAGAATTTTATACCAGTGAAGATGGTATAGAACCATTTCATCACAAAAGTTGGGGATATTTCGAAGAAGATATGGTTGGCATAAATGAACATAATGCACACCTTACTCTATTAAATAAAAATAATAATTTTATTAATTGGTACAAAAATCATATGTTAATTAAATATTTCTTAGAATCAAAAAAATGTAATTGGATTTGGAATGGTTGGTACGCGACTAATAATTATACTGATATTAATAGATTCGATGGTGATTACTATCCCTTTTTAGATTTCGGAGTAGATGGGATACATCCAGGACCACAACACAATTATCAGTATAGTATAAGGTTATTTGAACATATTAAAAATAATTTTCCTCATTTTTTATTAAATGATAAAACTAAATTAAATATTAAAAATAGTAATAAATGTTAATAAACCAAATACCTTAATATAAATTTGGTAATGTCAAAAATTTGTCGTATATTAGAGTATTATAAACAATTAAACTCTAAACGATGAAATTAAAAACAGAACAAGAATTACAAGCAAACTACGATAGATTTATCGGAATTATCAAAAAGTATTTCAAAGGTGAAAGACTTGAAAAATTATTACATATGTATTCCGAAGAAGAATTAGGTAGTAATTTAGCAGTATCCCCGGCATCCGGCTCAAAACATTATCACAACGCATATTTTGGTGGTTATATAGACCACATCTTCAATGTAACAAAGAATGCTCTTAAAATGAGAGATTTGTTTATTGCACAGGGTGGTGAAATAGATTTTACAGAAGAAGAATTAGTATTCAGTTGTCTACATCACGATTTGGGTAAATTAGGTATCAAAGGTGAAGTTCATTATCTACCAAACCAAGAAGAATGGTCTCAAAAGAAGTATGGAACTTTATTTGTTCGAAATGAAAAAATACCATATATGACTTTGACTGATAGAACTTTCTTTACATTAAACCACTATGGTATTCAATATAATGAAAAAGAATATTTTGCAATCAAACTTACCGATGGTATGTATGATGAAGATAATCAAAAGTATTTAGCAGGCCACGACTTAAAGAAACAATTAGTTTATAAGTTACAATTTATTATGCATTGGGCAGACCATATGTCTACAATTATTGAAAGACAAGATAATACAATTTAATGACAGGTTTTCCGATTTGTAATAAAACAAATGTAAAAGTGTCATAAGTTTGTAACAAAGTTAGGGTTGGTATGGTGTTTGAACCATATACAACATTATTAACTAAAAAATTTATAAATTATGTTTTACACAGAGATTGACAGAATTATGGATAGTATTAAGACACATCCACTATGGGAACAGGCAACAAATACAACAACTTATGTTCCTTCAAAATTTGCAGTACAAATTAAAGATGATGTTGCTACAATGGCATTATCGGTATTAGGACATGACCCTAAAAATATTGAAATCAATTGTTATGAAGATAAGATTGAAATCAAAGCAAAAAAATCACAAGATGACAAGGAAAATCCATACAATCAATTAGTTTCCGATATCGAAGAAAGAATCACTATCGGCAAAAACTATGATGGTAGACAGGCAAAAGCTGAAATTAAGAATGGTATTTTATTGATTACACTTGAAAAGAAAGAAGAGTCCAAACCCAAAAAATTAACCCTTAAAGTTGGTTAATTCGGTTATTTTTTGTATATTGAAAAGGTAGGAAAGTGTCAATCCTACCTTTTTTATTATAAACAAATATTTATTACTATGATATACAACGAAAAAATACAAATGTTATTAGAATCTTTAGATGGAAAATTAAGGATTTTACAAAACGGAATAAGTGGTGCTCAACATCTATCACCATCGGAAGCACACACTACATTAGAAGACGCTAGAAAAATAGTAGAGCGCATTTCCGAATTAACACGAATCAATAGATAAATGAATTGGCTTAAATATTTAGTCGGATTTTCTGCACTAATTATAGCCGGATGTGCAGCATTTTTCTCCGTAACGGGTTTAGGTGTCCTATTTAGTGGTGCCTCAACAGCAGTCATGGTAATGGCCGGTGCTTTGGAGTTTGCTAAATTAGTAGCTGCCACATATTTGAAGCAAACTTGGGATGAAATTAAGGGGTTTAACAAATGGTATTTAGTATCAGCCGTTACATTACTAATGTTAATCACATCTGCCGGTATATTTGGATATCTTTCAAATGCATTTCAGGCACAATCTCTTAAATTGCAAGTTGTAGATAGAGAAATTGCTGTTTTTCAAACAAAAATAGACCAAAATACAGCGCAAATTACACAATTAAATGAACAATTGGGTAATTTATCATCAACACAAAACACAATTTTAGAAAAGGGTAAAGTAAATTCACGTTTGTTACGTTCAGTAGATGCGAAAGATAGACAAGTTTCTCAACTTAACAAAAAAATTAGTAGTTTACAAGATGAAAATGCCAAAAATACCGAAAAAATCAACGAAATTAAGTTAAAAAACTTAGATTTGGAGAAAGAAGTAGGTGGATTTAGGTTTGTTGCAGAAGCATTTGGTATGGAATTGAAAAATGTTGTAAAATTCTTCATATTTTTGATTGTAATTGTGTTTGACCCACTTGCGGTGGCTCTAATTATCGCATTTAATGGACTAATTATAGTAAAAAGAAAAGAACCAACCTATGATATGAGTGATTTAGATGATTTAATGGAAAAAAATTATCAAATTTACGGAGATAGTGGAAATAATTCTACAAATGAAGAAGAAAACGAAGTTATAGTAGAAAATATTCTTAACAAAAACGAAAAAGATGAGATTAACACAGAAACGAAAGAAAATGTTGTTGAGTCTGATGATGTTGTGGATAATGCTCCACCTACTAATGAATCTTTAGAACAAAAACTACCAGAATTAAAGTGGGAAGAATATATGCA